AATCCGAGGCGAATCTGGTTCAGTTGAATTTGAGACCGGCAGCGGCAGTCTTGCCACTGTTGTCGGTACTCGCAGCTGGAGCCTGTCAATCACTAAAGAAACCCTGGACACTTCAGTTCATGGAAACACTTTTCGCCAATTTGTTGGGAGCATGATTTCCGGCTCCGGAACAGTTGAGCTGGTTTATGACCCAGATGCAACGGGCCAAGCTGCGTTTGTCGAAGACATCATCAAAGCAAATGATGCTGCTGATGCTTCGTTTGAGTTGTTCACTACCGGCAACACAAACGGCACTGATTCGGTTTCTTTTGGCGGAATTATCACTGACATGGAAATCACTTCAACTGTCGGTGAGCTAGTTGTTGCCACCTGCAACTTCATCACCAGCAGCACTATCACTTCGAATCTTGAATGATGATGCTATAGTATAGATAACAAATCTGTTGTCTTAATGCCTGCTGGGAATCGCACTGTTGATCTGCTGGTTGGGGCGTTTGACCTCAACCAGCGCCGCAAGTTTCAATTAAAAAACGCAAACGGCGACAAGGTTGTCGATTTATTTTTCAAGCCCATCACCCGCGCTGATCGTAAGAAAGCACAGCTGCTAGCTGGTACTGATGAGGCATTGGACATCAGCACCAACATGCTGTGCCAAATTGCTGAGCTTGAGGATGGCACCAAGGCTTTTGCTGCCGCTGACGCGAACAAGCTCCAGCGCCAGTTGCCTGAGTCTGTGCTCAATGAGATTGAGCTGTTCTTGTTTGGCCTTGGTGAAGAGACTGGTCTTGAAGACGCAAAAAACGACTAAAGCAGGACAAGTGGACTTTCTTTGAGTTCCACCTGTCCTGCGAACTGGGCATGACAGTTAGCAGGCTCCGCACGGAACTGACCGATGCGGAGCTTGTGCATTTTGCTGCCTATTATGAACTAAAGGCAGAGATGGAAGAACAAGCTATGCAGCGTGCTAAGCGTATGCGGCGTTAGACTTTGAGCACTGCTAGGCAGACGTGGCACAGTCAACAGTAGAACTGATTGTTGATGCTGCAAAAGCGGTCAACCCGCTACGTCAGGTCAATAGAGCAAGCCAAAAGCTGAATCAATCAATAAAACGCTCACAACGTGTGATGCGTAGCCTCGGAGTTGTTGGCGCACGAGCAACGAGAAAGCTTAAAGATGGATTTGACCGTGCAGCTCGCGGGGCACGAGCCCTAGCACAAAAAATGGGTGGGCTAAGAAGTGCTTTAGTAGGCCTGGGCCTCGGCGCAGTAACGAAAAGCTTTGTTGATCAAGCCGCGCAGTTTAGCCAAACACAAATAAGACTTCGAGCTTTAGCGGGTGAATACGGAGAATATGATCAGGTCCAAAAGCTTATCGCAAAAAATGCCAAAACTTTCAATTTATCGTTGGCGGAATCTGCCAGTCAATTCGCAGACATCTTTGCCCGTTTACGTCCTGTAGGCAAATCTCTAGATGAGATCCAGACTACATTCGAAGGCTTTAACGCAGTTGCAATTGTTAGCGGCACATCCGCAGGTGCTGCTTCGTCTGCCTTCCTGCAGTTAAGTCAGGCTTTGGGTTCAGGCCGCTTGCAAGGTGATGAGTTCCGATCGATTTCTGAACAGCTGCCAGGAATCCTAAAGCTGGTCGCTGATCAGATGCAAGTCAATGTTGCAGACCTCAAAAAGCTCGGTAGCGAGGGTGCGATTACTGCTGACATCCTCATTAATTCGTTAGCAAAAGGCTTTGACGAAAATGCAGACAAAATTAAGGCAATTCTTGACCAGTCTCCTTCAGCAAAATTCAAGGCGTTCAGTAACGCTGCATCTGAGCTTAGCACCGCCATAGGCACAGAACTGCTGCCTGTTATTACTCCACTGGCCGAAAAGGCTACTGAGCTGCTGACACAGTTTGGTGGGTTGCCAAAGCCCCTTAAACAAGCCGCTGGCGGCATCTTGCTGCTCGGCGTAGCAGCGGCGATTGCATTACCAGCAATCGGCGGTTTGTCCTTGGCGCTCGCCGGTATGAGCGCGGGCACGATTGCTGCGCTAGGCGCGATTGTTCTTAAACTGGCTGCTATTGGCGGGACAGGCGCATTAATTTTTGAGCTAAGCAAAAGCGTCACAGAATTTCAAGACCTAATCGACACAGGATCAGTAGAGGATCTTGAAAAAGAAGCAACTCGATTAGAAGCAGCAATTAAAGCTTTAGACAAGCCTGCAATTGCTGGTGGGAACAACCTTAAAGGATTAGGCCAAAGCGCATCTGTTGCTTCGCAAGAGCTCACAGATCTGGAATCAAAACTAAAACAAGTACGCACCGCTATAGCGCAACAAGTTGACACGCAACCTACGCAAGGGGCATTCGACTTCGCAGGAATACAGGCTGCAGTCGCAGAAGCAGAAAAGGCCAAAAATAAAAAGATTAAACCAAAACAAGAAACTGAGGCAGAAAGAATTGCGCGTATAGCTCAGGAAACAGCGACAAGACAGATTGCCAGTCTTCAGCAGAGGGCCAGACTTGCCACTGCACTGACAGAGCAGGAAGAGCAGATGTTAGGTTTTCAACTGCAAATCGAGCAAGCAGAGGCCAATCGAGCGATTCTTGGTGACGACATGACAAAAGATTTGATTGATCAAATTAAACACACTTATGGACAGGTTCAACTTCAAGGCACGCTGAAACGACTGGCTCAAGAACGTGGGGAGGAAGAAGAAAAAATCACGAATAAATTGACTGAAGTTGAAAAGCTGTATCAATCAATAGGCCAGCAAATCAGCACAGGCATTGTTGATAGCTTGATGCAAGCAAAAAGCGCGACGGAAGCATTGTCCGGCGTTCTGAACAACGTTGCCAGGCAGTTATTACAGCTTGGCGTCAACTCTTTGCTGCAGGTTGCGTTCCCTGGCAGCAGCTTGTTTTCAGCTTTACCAGGCTTTGCAAATGGTGGACGTCCAGCAGTTGGTCGCCCTTCTGTGGTTGGCGAACGTGGCCCTGAACTGTTTGTTCCTGATCGTGCTGGCACAATCCTGCCCAATGGTGTTGGTATGGGTGGCGGCACGACAATCACCGTTAACGTTGATGCATCTGAAACCTCTGCTGATGCCAGTAGCGGTCAAGGCGCTCAGCTTGGCAAAGCGATCGGGTTAGCAGTGCAACAGGAACTAATCAAACAAAAACGGCCTGGTGGCCTTATTGCTGCTATCTAATGGCTAATTTCCCTTCAATCACGCCGACCTACGGCATCCAAAAACGCAGTCGCCCTGCAACGCGGAGTGTGCGTTTCGGCGATGGCTATGAACTGCGGCTGCAGTACGGCTTGAATCAAAACCCGAAGATCTATCAGCTCACCTTCGAGGTATCTGAAACTGACTCAGACACCATCGAAACTTTCCTAGATGCCCGTGCTGACGATTCAGCATCGTTTGATTTCACACCACCAGGTGAAGGCAGCGCATCAAAATTTGTTTGCGAGAGTTGGAGCAAATCAATCCCGTATCTGAACCGCGCCACAATTAACGCAACCTTTCGCGAAGTATTTGAACCGTAATGGCAGCAGTCGCAGCCTGGGCAGCCAGCACCGCTTTTTCTGTTGGTGATATACGCAGGGCCACTGCGAGCCAAGCGAGTGGCCTGTGGTTTCGCTGCACTACTGCTGGAACGTCAGCAGGATCTGAACCTAGTTGGCCGACAGACATTGGCAGCACGACCACTGACAACACTGCTGTCTGGACTGCGATCAGCAGCGTCTATGAGGACGTTTCAGTTCTTGCGCCTAGCGCAATCATCGAACTATTTGAGCTGCATTTAAACAGCACGCTGCACGGTAGTTCTGACGTTTACCGCTTTCATGCTGGCAGCAATGCCGATGTGACAGGCAACATTGTTTTTGACGGCAACGCATACACACGTTTTCCGTTGCAAGCTGACGGATTTGAGATGCGATCGGGTGGAACGTTGCCACAACCGACGCTGACGATTGCCAACCTTGATGGCACGATGACCACGTTGCTGGCGCTGGTCAATGCCACCACAGCAGGCAACGATCTGACGGGTGCAACGGTTAAACGGATTCGCACCCTGAAGCGTTATCTGGACGGCGAATCAACAGCAGATCCAAACGCTAGGTTCCCAACAGAAATCTGGCGCATCAACCGCAAGGCAACAGAGACCCGCGACGTTGTTACGTTTGAGCTTGCCAGTGAGTTTGA